CATCGACGGTAACAGGTGAGTTCGTAATAGCTTGGAGACGGAGCACGGAACGACTCCATGCCATATTTGCGGCCGCGGATATTCAAGGGCACGCCATGTGAAATGATCTCCCGGGCAACGGCATCGGCCGGGATTGTGATTGTAATTGTGACGCCAGGTCTGGGTTCACCGTCCGGCCCGATCTCAGGAACGGCATCTTCACTGCCCACTAATGCCTTGACCGGCTTGCCATCGACCAGGATTTCCTCGCCAGATGCCTTAAGCTGCCTCGCCATTGCTGCCGTTTGTGCTGCAAATATTTGTTTCATTTTGCAGCTTTGGCCTTTTTCTTCGGCGCGGGTTTTGCTTTTTCGATAAATACAAATTGGAGCCTCTCGGTGTATTCGATCAGCTTGCCGGCATCCAGTCCGATCAATTCGGCGGCTTCAACGTATGCCGGATCATCAATCGCTTTTGTAAATGTGCTGTGATGCTTGTTGGCTTTACTTGCCACCATCGTGGCGACAGTCCGTAGCCACATGGCTGCCGATTGTAGATTCAGCAACGCCTCCCTGGTCGCTTTTGAATCAGCGGCCGCCGTGGTGCCGATTTCGAGCGCCTGGGGGATCTGCGGCATGATTACTTGGTCTGGCCGGCCTTCTTGATGGCCTTTTTAGCTGCCGGCTTGTTTTCGCTGGCGGCTGGTTTTTTGGCTGCTTTTTGAGCTGCCTCTTTCCTTGCCCTAATTACTTCAGTGGCAGGAATTGATTCGACAAGCTCGGCCTTACCACGCGCGCAGAGTGCGATCTGGTCGGCGGTCGGAACCTCTTCGACGATTTCACCGACTGAACGAGGTGCGCGATTTACTACGCAAGCGCGAAGAATCTTGATGGTGTGCAGGTTTGGCATGTCTGTTAAAAATTTTTAGGGCTTATCCCTCCCCGGCTGGAAATGAGCGAACCAGCCAGGGAGGGTGCCTAGTTGTGGACTACGGACGATTAAAGTGCTCCGGAATCGGTCGAGAATGTGAAGCTCTCGCCATATCGCACGGCAACATCATAGAAGCCCGAAATAGTAAGGGCGAATTGGCCACTGGCTGCCAACGAAATGTTGTCAAGCGTGATGGTTTGACCGCCCCAACTTCCGATCATGGCGCTGGCAAAATTTCCGAAGACGACCTTGTTGCTTGCAACTTGGTTGGTCACAAGTGCGCGGTAGCCATTGACGGTGTTGTCAGGCGCCCACAGGAATTGTGCCGTGCCGGTTGCTTTCTCGGTGGCTTTCCATGCTGCGCGGACTGCCGGAGTTGTTACCCAGGTCATCGTGCCGAAGTCGGCGTTGTCTACTGCGATCAGTTCCTCGAAGTCAAGAACCTTTGCCCAGGTTGCTGCCGTGGTAAATGTCACATTATTGACACCTGCCTGGTTCTCAATTCCGGTGGGCTCCGGGCTAACGCCGGATCCATGGAGCACAGTGCGGTCGATCTCGGTGGCAATCAGCTTCATGAGGTCATCGCGGACGATGTTCTCAACGGACTGGCTGCTCTGACGAACCAACAAATCCGAGAACAAGGTCCGTGCGCTGAGACGCTGCGGGCTCATGGTGACCTGTGCAAAGGTCTGTGCTGATGCAGAAACCGCTCCCTCTTCATCAACCCAGCTTGCGGTCGCGCTCGCCGAGAGTTTCGGGATGGCTACATTGCCCTGCAATCCGGTCATCATCTGAGCACCGGCCTCAACCGTGACAAGACGATTGCGGAGGATGTCGATCATGGAGCTGCTAAGGTCGGTTGCAACCAAGTTGCCACCTTCGCCAGCGACTCCGGCCTCGAGGTCACGATGGCTCATGACGTCATGCGGCAGGTGGATGCTGTTCGGCGAGCGGTCCAGGTCGTAACGCTCGGCGGTTGCCAAACTGACCTCTTTTTCAAGGCCCTGAAGACCACCTTTGAACCGGAGGTCATAAAGTGCCTTGCGGATGCTGAATGCGCCACGCTCTTTCCGGCTCATGCCGATCTCGGGTGCGCTTTCGATCGACTCGGCTGCGGCACGCTCTTTCATTTGTGCGGAAATCTGCTTGCGGAAATCTTCAATGCTCACGCCATCAAGCTCGGCGATTGCGATATCAGCTTCCGGCAATTTGAACCGGGCACCAAGTGCCTGGATTTCGCGGATGCGGTCGTGGTCGTTTGCAGGAGCGGCCGAAATCGGCGCGCTGCGAACTTCTGGTGCGGAGCTGACGGGCGCGGCCTGCTGCTCCCCGGCTGATGGCGCTTCCGCGCCCGTTTTGTTGGACATAGTGTCTTTTTCTATTTGTTGTTTTTTTGTTGAACGCTCGGCCTCTTCAACCGAACTGAAACCTGCTGATCGGGCTGCCGATTCGCGGATCTTTGCCGCTTGATCTGCCCCGATCGGAGTTGGTGAAATTTCTTTCGCGCGCCATGCTGTGACGACATTCAACCCGTGCTCGCCGGCGGTGTAACTGCGGCCGGCGACATTTGCCGTTTGACGCGGTGCCACGTGCGTCTGCTTGACGACTTCGTAACCGATTGAAACGTCTGTGATGTGTCCGGCGCGGATCTTGCGTGCCACTGATGCAGCTTTTTCGTCTTCCATGTCGAAAACGAGTTCGCCAGTCATGCGGCTTTCCTCGATCTGAATGTTTCGACCGGATCCAAGGACGTCGGCATTGCTTTCGCGCTTGTGGCTGTCCAGCATCGGAACCTGGTTGACATTCTCAAGACCATCCATCCGGAGAGTCTGGGGAACGAATGACCACCGTTCGATGTCATACATCGGCACCGGGTCATCCGTGGCAAAGATTGCCCGGATCGGACCATCGTGTTCCTCGCCGTCCTGATTGCGCTCGAGGATCACCGGCGCCTCGCGCGTGATAATTGCATCAAAGCTGCGGCGCTCTTCCTCGATAACGTCTTCCGGTGTGGATTCAATTTCGTCCATTGTGTAAATTTAGGTTTAAGGTTTGTCAGTTCGCTACAGTTGCCGGTGGTGCCGGAACGGGATCTGATTCGGGTAAAAACGATGATGCAAATCCGAGTTCGAGTTGATCGCCGTCGCCTTCTGCAAGTGCGGCATCTTCGCGCATCTCTTCGGCCACTTGTGCAAGATCGCGGCCTCGCTTGCGTGCGATGCCTTGCAGCGAGTCGGTGCCAAGTTCGACTTCTTCCCGGGCGGCTTTGATATCTTTGCTCGGATCTACCCAGTCCCAGCGGCGGCCTTCAAACTGCGGGCAACAAACTCGGTCGTATTCGTCCGCCGAGATCGGGAGCTCGCCTGAGACCATTGCCATCTCCAACCACGCGCGGAAAATTGGTTCCTCTACCGTCTGGATATACCACGCCTGGATCGTCTTCCACAGTTCGCGTTCGGCGAGCACTGCCTGGCGAAGGCTTGAGTAGCTTGTGGATTCAAGGTCATTTGCTACGATGTTGTAGCTGCACAGGAGTCCGCCGCAGATGCCCCGGAGGATCCCGCGACGGAATGACTCATAGTTGCCATTCGGGTCCGTGGGATTCCAGGAGCTAATTTTTTCACCTGGCAGCAATTTGTGACCACTGCCAGGCTGCGCGTCCATGAATGTCGATCCGTCGACGTATTCATTTTCCTCCTCTTCACCGTATTGCGCGGTGAGCTCACTCGGCTCAATGAAAAACATTTTCGATGACGCAATCCTGGCACCAACGACGGCAGCCTCCTCATATGCGCCCAGTTGCCGCAACATCCGCAGCGCGGTCGATGCCCAGGACATGCCGCGCGTCTGGCCCCATTCCTCACGCATGAACGCGAGAATCATAGAATCAGATGCGCGATCTCCATTGAGTGTGCGCCATGTTTCCGACTGAATCCGGATCTTTTCAGCGTCACTGTAATTGTTCCAGAACATCGCATCGCGTCCGGGATGCTTTTTGAGGACGTGATATGCGATAGGTTCGCCATATGCATCAGTTTCCACGGCGCCGCGGATTTTCTGCCGGCCATTGTCAGGCTCGCGGTCGAAACTGAATGGCAGATGGTCTGGCTCGAGTCCTTGGAGCGAAAAGTTGAAAGCATTTTTTGAAAAGCCTCGGAGCAATCGGATCGGCAGCTCGCCAGTTGTGGCGATTGTTTGAATTGCTACCCGTGACCACTCTGCCCGATTGAGTTGCCGGCTTGCGTCCCAGTTCCGCGCGTGGCTGAACTCATGCCACGCTTGCTCGATCATCTGATTGATCCGGTCATCTGGCCGATTGGCGCCGCGGCCACGGTTGGCACGCTTTACCTTCATTTTCAGACGGATCCCGTCAGCGCCAATCACATTGGCTGAAAGCTCGGCAAGGAATCGCCGGAAATACGGATTGTCTCGGCGAAGGCTCCGGCACCTGGCGCGCGTCCGGCCGGCATCCCGGAGGATCATGCCATCGGCGTCGAGGTCCATCAGCGCCCAATCAGCGAGGATCCGTGTCTGCTCTCCGCTTGCGTATCTTTTTTTCGACTTTTTAGCGTCGGCCGCGTCTGGTTGTCTCGTTACCATGGCTTAAAATCTAAAAACAATGTTCCTGCGGCTTTTTTTGCCAGCTTCGGCTCGGCCTTTTGCAACCGCTCCAGCGACTCGCCGCTCGTATTCCCGCAGCAAGGTTTGCATCTCGGGCAGGGTCAGAAGTGCCACCGATTCCCCGTTCACGGTGGCGCCTTCGAGAAATGCCTGGTCGGCATCAGTTGCACGGCCAATCAATGCCGCGCGCAATGCTTGCACCATTTGCTGGTCGAATGTCGGCACACTATCGCCCTCCGGATCGGGCAATACATCGACCATCCCGCGGTCAGGATCGACGGTCCGCTCGGTGCCATCCCGAATGATCCGGACATATCTGTAATGGCCAGACTCCCACGCCAGTGAGTCGGCCGTTGAAACTGCAAACTCGTAAACGTCAGTTTCGCCGTCTACCAGTGCGCCATCGACTTGATACCTTGTGCCAGTCGCATCATTTAATAGCGCATAACTGACAGTCCAAGTCGGACCAAGCTCGAGCGCATCAGCGTCGATTGTTTCACGCCACGCGAATCGGTCGCCGGCATAAATGTTCGCGGGTCGAGTTGTATCAGCGGAGGCCATCCGCTGGAAATATCCGCGCGCGGGTAGGTGTGCGCTACAAGTGGCAAATCAGAATGGCGGTCGATCATCATCCTGAGTAAAGACAAGAAATGCTACCGCCA